CCCCAAGCAGGAAGCATTCGCCCGTGCCTATGTAGAAACGGGGAATGCCAGTGAGGCTTATAGGCGCGCATACAACGTCAAGGCCGATGCAAAGCCAGACGGCATTTATGTGAATGCTTGCAAGCTACTGACTGACACTAAGGTCGCACTAAGGGTGTCGCAGCTACAAGCTAAGCACCAAAAGCGCCACGACATCACCGTTGATAGCATTACAGAAATGCTGAAAGAGGACCGCGAGCTGGCTCGCAAGAACGCACAAACCGGCGCCGCCGTCTCAGCCTCAATGGGGCTCGCAAAGCTGCACGGCCTCATTGTCGAAAAGCGTGAGGTCAAGAACGTCAGCAGCGTGGAAGACCTAGATGATGATGAACTTGGAAATATCGCCCGCTCAGGCAGCAAGCGAGTTGCTACGCAGGCGCCAAGCTCGTCGCGGACTAATTGAGTTCACCGAGTTTGGGAATAAAGCTTACCGAGCGGCCGCGCATCACCGCCTGATCGCTGAGAAGCTTGAAGCCGTCGCCCGTGGTGACATAGACCGCCTCATGATCAACATGCCGCCAAGGCATGGAAAGTCAGAATTGGCTTCTCGGCGCTTTCCTGCTTGGTATTTAGGCAACCATCCTGACGCGACCATTATTTCGGCGTCGTACAATGACGATAAGGCAACCGAGTTCGGCGGCGAAGTACGAGATATCGTAAGGGCCAGCGAATACCGCACGCTGTTTCCGAATGTCGAGTTGAAGGAAGACACCCGAGCCAAGGGCTTCTGGCGTACCGGGCACGGTGGCTATTACATTTCGGCCGGTGTCGGCACGGCGCTCACGGGACGCGGCACGGTCGGGCCCATCGTCCTGATCGATGACCCGCTGAAAGACAGAGCCGAAGCGGATAGCGAGCGCAGGCGTGAGACGGTCTGGTCCTGGTATTCGTCAACGGTCCTCTCGCGCTTTCCGAAAGCAATCATCGTGGTGCAAACCCGATGGCATGAAGACGACCTGACAGGGCGTCTGTTGGAAGAGCAGGCTAAGGGCGGCGATCAGTGGACGATCCTGGAACTCCCAGCGATCAGCCCAGATGGCAAAGCGCTCTGGCCTGAGTTCTATCCGCTCGGAGCTCTTGAGCGCGTCAAGCGTGCGTCGATACCGCGGGATTGGTCAGCGCTCTATCAGCAGCGGCCAACACCGGACGAAGGCGCATACTTCAAGCGCGATTGGTTCCGCTGGTACGGCGAGAAGCCCAAGCACCTCAGAGTGTATGGCGCTTCGGACTATGCCGTGACCGACGGCGACGGGGATTGGACCGTTCATCTCGTGGTCGGGATTGACCCGGATGACAACATCTACGTTCTGGATCTCTGGCGCGGCCAGACGACCTCTGACCAGTGGGTCCAAGCCTGGCTCGATATGGTGCGCCAGCACAAGCCGCTGATGTGGGTCGAAGAGCAGGGCCAGATCATCAAGTCGATCGGCCCGTTCATTGAAAAGCGCATGCGTGAAGAGCGCGTTTACTGCCGGCGCGAACAGGTTGCGAGTGCTCACGACAAGCCGACGCGATCGCGGTCGATCCAAGCCCGTACCTCAATGGGAAAGGTCTACCTTCCCGAGAAGGCGTCATGGGTGAACGATTTCGTATCTGAGCTGCTGATGTTCCCCGCTGGCAAGCATGACGACCAAGTGGACACCTTCGGCCTCATTGGCCGGATGCTTGATGAGTTGATACCGGCCGCAACGCCAAAGCTTCCAGAGACGGCCAAGACAGCAGGCTACCGTAAAATGCAACAGGAAAGAGGGAACGACGAATGGCGAACGCTCTAGCCATCATGCCGCCGGCTGAATTGCAGCCAGTGGCCGGTGGCGCGTCCACGCCAGACGCTTATACGCCCGACATTCCAAAGTACCGGCGCTGGTTCGAGGCTTTCGAGACCAACAAGCAGCAAGAGCTTGGCGAAATGCTTGTCGCCAGCCAGTACTACCACGCGAAGCAATGGACCGAAGAGCAGAAGGCAAAGCTTCGAGCGCGCGGCCAAGCGCCGATCTTCGACAACCGCATCGCCCGCAAGATCGATTTTTTGGTCGGCGTCGAGCAGCGCATGCGGCGCGATCCGAAAGCCTATCCGCGCACGCCAAACGATGAGCAATCGGCTGACGTTGCGACCGCTGGAATGCGCTATGCCTGCGAGGTCAACCGCTGGGAGGCCGTTGCGTCCAATGGCACGCAGGACGGCATGGTCGAAGGCATCGGCGTCTGCTTTGTCGGCATCAAGTCCACGAAGGCTGGACTTGACCCTGAGATCAAGCACGTTGCTCGTGACCGCTTCTTTTATGATCCACGATCGATAAAGCCGGACTTTTCCGACGCGCGTTATATGGGCCTCCATCTGTGGATGGACGTTGACGACGCCAAGGAAAAGTGGCCGCAGATGGCAGAAAAGCTCGAAGAGCTGATCGATCACGCAAACTCTGCCGGCCGCATGACCTGGACCGACGTGAACTATGGTCAAGCATGGTCGGACTTCGAGCACCGCCGCATTCGCGTGATCGAGATGTGGCACAAGACGGCCAATGGATGGGCCTTTTGCTATTTCTGCGGCGAGGTCGTGCTCGAGGCTGGCATATCGGCTTACCTCGATGAGGAAGGCAATCCGGACTGCCCTTATGTGGCATGGTCGCCGTACGTAGACGAAAAGGGCAACCGCTACGGCCCGCCGCGCAACATGATCCCGATGCAAGACGAGATCAACCATCGGCGGTCGAAGTTCCTGCATTTGCTCAGTCAAAAGACGGTCTATATCCGTCGCGGCTCAGTCGATGACATCGATCAGCTTCGCCGTGAGGCCAATAAGGCTGATGGCGTGATTGAGCATGACGGCGAGTGGGGCAAAGACACCGGGTTTGTCGATAAGAGCCAGGATATTCAAGGCCAGGCCGAGCTGTTGGCTCAATCGCAGTCCAGCCTTGAGAACCTTGGGCCCAACCCCGGACTGATCGGCAAGGGCGGCGGGGTCGCTGACCAATCGGGCCGGGCTATTCTTGCGCAGCGCGATAGCGGCATGACGGAATTGTCGCCGGTATTCGAACGCAACCGGGATTGGAAGCTGCGCGTGTATCGCAAGGTCTGGGCGCGCATCAAGCAGGCATGGACGGGCGAAAAGTGGGTCCGGATCACGGACGACGGCGACGCGCCGAAGTTCCTTGGTCTCAACCAGTTCTCGATCGATCCTATGACTGGCCAGCCGACGGCTCAGAACATCATCGGCATGATCGACGTTGACATCATCATGGATGAAGGCCCCGATACCATGACGATGAATGAAGAATTGCTGCAGACGCTTTCGCAGCTTGGCCCGAACGCGGTCCCGCCGAAGGTGCTGATCGAACTCTCGAACGCACCGAACAAAGACAAGCTGTTCAAGATGATCGACGAAGCGGGCGCGCCAAACCCTGAAGTTGCTGCAATGCAAGCCCGTATGGCGAAGCTTGAAGAGATGCTGAAGGCTGCGGAAATCGACAGCAAAGTTGCGGCAACTGAGCAAGCAAGAGCTGGTACTATCCAGACATTGGCGACGGCGTTCACACCGAAGCAGGCTCCAACCGACGAGTTTGGCAATGCAACAGGTCCAGCACCGGCACCGCCTGATCTTGGCATGGCGTTCTCTGCAATGCAGGCTTTCCCGCTTCAGTACCGGGAGCCGACACTCGAACAGATGGCATTGATGCAGCCCATGCCGCAGCCAGAGCCCGAAGGCGATGAGCAGCAAGGTCAGCCACCGATGAATCCGCTGATGCAGGGTATGCCGCCACCGGATCAGATGCCGGGCGGGTTGCCGATTGATCCAGGTATGGGAGCGTTTTGATGGATGACGAATTGCTGAGGCTTGAGTGTCTGCGGCTCTGCGATAACGATCCCGTAAAGGCTCAGGACCGCTTCGACTTCCTCAAAGGCCGCGGCAAGTACTCGAGCGGCGCGCTCAAAGGCGTAGCGCCGCCGGCGGCAGAATCAAAGGCCCGTGTCGTTGGCCGGGACGGCGATCTCGAAAAGCCGTTTAAAGACTATTTGCGTGACGAGTAAGTACGCCTGACGTGCGTGGCCTCGCTGGCCTAACCAGCGTTTCGCTGCCTTCGAGCGACATCGAAGGATTCGCGTCCGTCCCGGCGATACGGGGACGTTTCGTGACCAGCTACGACAAAGCGGAGAGATGGACAAATGACGACTGAAAAGTCGGCAGACGATGCCGTATTGGAAGGACTGTTTTCTTCAGGCCGCGACAGGGGAGCCGATTTCGCCGTTCCCAAGGATGAACCCGAGGTTCAAGAGCCGGAGCCGAAAGCCGAACAGGCAGAGCCTGAGAAGCCGGACGCGACGGAAGAGCCAAAGGAAGACCCCAAGCCCAAAGGATTCCGTGATCCAGACAACGGACGTTTTGTCCCTCATGCGGCGCTTCATGAAGAGCGAGAGAAACATCGCGGAACGCGAAAGTCTCTCGATGATGAAGCGCGTCTGCGCCAGCAAGCTGAAGAGAACGCTCGCCGTTACCAGAGCGAACTCGAAGCGATGCAGCGCAGATTCCAGGCGGCTCAAAACCCGCCACCACCGCCGCCCGATCCTTTGACGGACCCGGAAGGCGCGTTTTCTCACCTGCAACAGGCGTTCGAGCAAAGGCTGCTCAATCAATCGCTGAACTTTTCCGAGGGCCGTGCCCGCGACAAGTTCGGTGATGAGGTCGTGAACGCGGCCGTGCAAGCAGCCCAGCAAGCGAACGTCACGCAGCATTTCATTCATCGTCCAGATGCGTTCGCTGATCTGGTCAAATGGCACAAGAGCCAGTTGAACCGCCAGCGTGTCGGCGATGATGTCGATGCGTTCGAAAAACGCATTCGTGAGGAAGAGCGCCAGAAGACCATCGAAGACCTCAAGAACGGTCGCGTGTCGGTGATGCCGGGGCAGACGCCTCAACAGCCGCAGCGCTTTCCAGGATCGCTCAACGACGCAACCGCGTCAGGGCCTCAGGGTGCGCAGCCTGTCAGCGACGAAGCAATCGCTGCCGGAATGTTTTCAACGGACAGAAAACGCCGGTGATCGGTCGCTTCGTGGTCTTCAACCCTGATCACGAAAGATCATAGAACATGGCAACTACCAATACACTGTCAGGCTTGGACCTGACGAAGTGGAAACCAAAGTTCATCGGTGAATATCTCCGGGACTCTGGTTTCGAACCGTACATGGGCGATGCCGAAACAGACATCATTCACGTCGTCAACGATCTCAAGACCGACGGTTATACGATCCGTATCCCGCTCATGGGCCGGCTGCAGGGCGACGGCGTATCGGGCAACTCGCTCTTGTCCGGTTCGGAAGAAGAAATCGGCCAGTACTACCAGGACATCAATTGGGAGTACTACCGCAACGCGGTCACGGCGACCAAGAAGGAACGCAAGAAGTCTTTCGTGGACTTCATGCAGGCCGCACGCCCGCGTCTGAAGGAATGGTCTGCCGAGCGTATCAAGTACCAGATCATCGACAGCCTGCATAAGATGTCGGACGGCACGAAGTTCTCGGAAGCGTCCGCTGGAACGCGCAACACGTTCGCAGCCAACAACGTGGACCGCATCCTGTTTGGCAAGACGCAGGCCAACTACTCGGCCACGCACGCGACGGGCCTGTCCGCCGTCGATAACACGGATGACAAGCTCTCGACGGATATGGCTTCTCTGGCCCGCTTCATGGCTCGCCAGGCGCGCCCGATCATCCGTCCGTTCAAGACGGGAACGCAGGGCCGTGAGTACTACGTGATGTTCTGCCATCCGCTCGGCTTCCGCGATCTGAAGCAGAGCACCACGATGCTGAACGCGAACCGTGACGCACGCGCCCGTGAGGGTAGCGGCATGGACTCGAACCCGCTCTTCCAGGACGGCGACCTGATCTATGACGGCATCATCTTCCGCGAGATCCCGGAGTTCTATCAGCCGCGCAACGGTTCGACGTCGAACCCGGAAACGACGTTCTCGAACGGATCGATCATTTGCGGCGCATCGTTCCTCTGCGGTGCGCAGTCGATCGGGTACGTCAACAAGCAGTTGGCAACGCCAACGCAGAAGACGGAAGACGACTACGGATTTGTCGAAGGCGTCGGCATCGAAATGGCGCACGGCATCGACAAGCTTCGTTGGAACAACAACACGAACGGTCCCAACAACGGCAAGGACGTTGGCATCGTGACTGTCTACCACGCCGCTGTGGCCTAATGAGAAGGAACTAGAACCAATGGCTATCTACGCAACTTCTCAATCGGCAAGCTACGGGAAGGTCTATTCTTCGCCGGGCTGGGCGCGCCAGAAGATCGTGCTTCCGGCCATCGTCGCGATTACCACGGCGATGATCGACAACAACAACGACGAGGTCGGCCTGTTTTGGGTTCCCAAGGGCTTCGTTGTGACGAACATCACGTTCAACTCGACCGACATCGACGGCGGTACCTCGATGGTTTGGGACGTTGGTGATGACGGCGACGAAGACCGGCTCATGGCGGCAATCACGACCGGTCAGGCCGCGGGAACGTCTGTCGCGCTCGCCGCTACTGGCGTTCTCTACAAATACACCGCGCGCACGCTCATCAAGGCGTATGTGAACACCGCGGCCGGTACGCCGGCCGCCGGCACGATCAAGGTCATCCTCGAAGGATTCGTGGATGAAGACTATTCGACCACGGCGCTGGTCGCCTCGTAACATAAACAGGAAGGGCCGGGGAAACTTGGCCCTTCCCTTTTGAGGGATCGGCATGCAGTTCAAATACATTGGCGGCGAATTCACGGAATGGTTCGGGTTCAAATGGATGAACGGAACCGTGCATGACGTGACAGACGAGCACGCAATCAAGAAGCTGTCCAGCAGCGCACTTTTTGAGCAGGTTCAAGATGTGCCCGTTAAAGCGCCGAAGGCAGTTGCGGTTGAAGTTGAGGCGGAGGCTGAATCCGAACCTGTTGTCGAAGAGCCTGTGAAAAAGCGCGCGCGGCGAGCACAAAAGGACGTGACCGATGACGACGCGCAGTCTGACTGAGCTGTCACACGCGGTCATGGAAAAGATTGGCGCTGTCGATTCCAACTCGACGGTAGAAGCGTCAGACCATGACATGATTGTCAGGCGCTACTCCGAGCTGATGGAGGGCCTTCGGTTCGAAGAAATCGCCTATTGGGAAAATGCTGAAATCCCTCTGTTGGTCTTCCCGCCGCTCACGGATCTCGTGTCGTTGCATTGCGAGAGCGCATTCGGTCGCCAGCGTGATCCGAAAGAGATGGAAGCGCTAGAGCTCGTGCACAAGCGCCGGATGCGCCGCTACACGCACAAGATGTCTGCCGGAACCGTGTCTTATGCGGACGACTTTTGATGGGCAAGATCGTCCCCGTCTCTCTCGGCACACGTTCGAACCCTGCTCGCTACGCACAAGGCGGTTCTGCCCGTCTGATAAATTGCTACGCTGAAAGCGCTGGTGAAGAGGGGAAGGTGCCGTGGCCTATTTATGCGAGTGATGGGCTCGAAGGGTTTGCGCTGCTTGATAGTGCAAACGGTGGTGTTCGTTCGGGGATCGAGGTCAACGGGGTTATCTACTGCGTAGCCGGAACGCGGGCTTATAAGATCACGACCAACGGCACGGTCACGCTTCTTGGTTCTATGAACATCTCGGAAGATGCTCCGGTGTTCATGGCGCGCAACCGCCGGTCATCTCCTGACACTGGCATCGTCTGCGATGGCCTGATGTACAACATCAGAGCGGATGTTTTGACCCAGGTGACCGACGTTGATTTGCTGGCGCCGACGTCGCTGTCGTTTGTAGACGGGTATTTTGTCATCGGCACGGCGAACAACACCTGGCAGATCGGCGCGATCGATGATGCGACGGCATGGGATGCGCTGGACTATACGAGAGCAGATGCAAACCCCGATGCTGTTGTCGTCGTGTCGGCGCTGCAGTCTCAGGCCGTCATCGGCGGAGAACGGTCGATCGAGTTCCACCGCAACACGGATGCCGCGGATTTCCCGTTCGAGCGGGTGACTTCGATCGATATTGGCGTGCTGTCTGCGGGCAGCATTCTAGCGATTGAGCAGACGCTGGCGTTCGTGGGCCATGACCGCACCGTGCGAATGCTCAACGGCTATGACGCGGTTCGGATTTCAACGAACGCGGTCGAACGTGCAATTGAGGATCTGGCCGATCCATCGATGATCAAGGCGGCAACGTGGGTCAAGGACGGCCATACGTTCTATGCGATCACATCGGACAGTTGGACATGGGTTTACGATACCGCAACGCAGTTCTGGCATGAGCGCATGAGCTACGGTCAGAGCAATTGGAAGATTTCGACTGTCACGGCGTTTGACGGAAAGCTGATCGCGGGCGATGCGACGAGCGGCAAGCTCTATGAGATGAGCGCGGATTTCTATGATGAGGCGGGTTCGCCGCTGGTCATGGAAGTTGTACTCCCTCCGGTCCATGCCTTCCCATACCCGCTGGTGTTCAACTCGCTCTATATCGACGTGCAGGTCGGTGTTGGAACGGGCGTCGGTGATGCGCAGGACATCGATCCTGAACTGATGGTTTCCTGGTCAGACGATGGCGGCGAGACGTTTGCCGGACAACGCTTGCTGAAACTCGGACAGATGGGCCGGAAAACGACGCGCGTTCGGACTCACCGGCTCGGACAGTCGGGAGAGGACGGGCGGGTGTTCAAGCTGTCGTGCTCGGCCAAGGTCAAGCGGGCGATTTACGGTATGAGCGCTGATGTGGATCGGGTGGGGGCGTAATGGCTGACCTCCTGCCGATCCCTCAGCCTTCGGCAATGAACGACCCGAAGGGTCAAACGACAGAGCACGGCTATCGGTATCTGCAAAGTCTCGACAAGGCAGCGCGCGCGGCTAATGCCGCGATAGCTGCAGCAGCAGCAGAGCAAGACGCGTTCGACGTTACTATCGCTTACCCAGCAAACGGCGACTATCCGATCGAGATCAATGCGCCCTACGGCTACACGATCTCTCAGGTCGATAGTAAGTGCTCGTCGGGAAGCTGCACGGCGACTTTCAAAATCGGTTCTACCGCTCTGGGCGGCGGCGCCAACTCAGTTTCTACGACCTTGCAAACCAAAACGCACACGAGCGCCAACACTGTCGCCGTGGCCGACACCACGACGCTCACGATCAGCTCAAACAGTTCGTGCGTCAATCTTCGCCTGACGGTTTGGTTCGCACGCACGTGAGGCGTCAGTTCACATTCGGCAAGCCGCCCGCGACGATGACATACACCGACACGGGCACTCAGGTAACGGCCGCAACGACTACGCATACTCATTCAGGTCTTTCTTTTGGGTCTGCGGACGATACGCGATATCTGGTCGTTGCAATTGCGACCATTCTGACGGTCAACATTAGCACCTGTACCATCGGAGGTGTTTCGGCATCCCCAATAGCGCGGAGAACTCCGGTCGGAGGAGCGTGCTGCGAACTTTGGGGCGCCTCTGTTCCAACGGGAACAAGCGGCAGCGTCGTGTTCACCACGGCAAATAATATCTCGTCATCAGTGGTGGACGTATTCGCTTTCAAATATTTGATCAGCACGACACCAACAGCAACGAGTACCGACGACACATCACCAGTGTCCACTTCGGTAGCGGTCCCAGACAACGGGTTCTTGCTTGCAGCGTGCGGAATTAACGACGGGACTAACACTGGCGCACCGTCGTGGTCTGGTGGCGTAACTCAAGTCACAGACACGCTAGCGGATATCGGCAGCGGCAACGGCACGCGCCTGACTTGCGCCCGTTATGACGCAACGGCTGGGGCGACTATTAGTCCCGTCCTGACGGTTTCTCTTGCGGCCGGTTCTACCGGCGCGACTGCAGCATTCGCATAATCTACGAGGGACAAGATGGGGTTCTTTTCAAGCTTCACAGGCTCAGCGCAGCGCAAGGACATTCGCAACGCGAATAACCAGGCAAACGCTGCCCTCGATAAAGGCTATGCGGATAGCCAGGGGTACTACGGTCAAGCGGCGAGCGCTTATGACCCGTATGTCGAGGCAGGCTCCAAAGGTCAGGACACCTACAACGCGCTCCTCGGGCTCAATGGTGCAGATGCACGATCGTCAGCGCAGGGCATGCTCACGTCTGATCCGCTGTTTCAGGGCGGGTTGGCCCAGGATAGCAACGCGCTTCTGCGGAACTTGAACGCGCGCGGCGCGAGCGGCGGCGGTCAGGCTCAGTTGGCGGCGCAAAGGGTGCTGCAGCAGAATTACGGGACGTATTTGGACCGGTATCGTGATGCTGGTCAGCAAGGTTTCCAGGCGACGGGCGCGCAATCAAACGTGCGCGCTGCGCAAGGTGATAACGCCTACGGATACGGGGCAACGAAAGCAGGGCAGGCCATCAACTACGGAAACGCGATGGCCTCGTCGCGCAACATAGGTTTGAACAACCTCCTCGGCGTCGTCGGGACCGGCATATCGGGCTACAACGCCCTCTGGAATAAGGGGGGCAAGGCCTAATGCCCAACTACTACGCCAACCTCCCGGCGCCTCAGTTCCAAAACGCGCTTCTTGATCTCGCGCCGGTCAACAACGCCCTTGAAGGCGTGCGCGACCAGAACAACGCAAACCGGAATGCGCTGTTGCAGCAGTCTCAGTTGGACATGCGCAAGGAAGAAAACACCTACCAGCGCGGGCGGGACGCGAAGCAAGACGCATGGCAGCAGGTGCAGCGCGGCGGGCAAATGGCGGACGCTATCCAACGATTGCCCGATGGTCCGCAAAAACAATCGGCTTGGGGCAACTATCTAAAGACGTATGGCGACGGCAACCATACGCCGGAAGAGCTCGATTACAGAACGGGACCGGCAATCGCGGCGGCAGCGGCGGGCAAGTTCTTAGATCCTATGGAGAAAGAAGCCGCCAATCTGGATATGCAATACAAGCGGGCGCAGATTAGAAGCCTTGACGAAAAGGCAAACGACCCAATTGCACAAATGCTTGCCGAGCGTCTTCAGCGTGCGTCAAGACCGCAGCCCCAGGCACAGCCCCAGCCGCAAGCGCCGCTGTTACAGCCTCAGTCCTACCAGGGCGGGCCGGCCATGCCGGGCGTGCAGTTAATATCGGACGAGCAGGCGGCGGCACCGCAGCAACCCGCACAAGCGCCTGCGCCTGACATGATCGACACGCCATTCGGTCAGATGACACGGGACGAAGCGCGCGATCTGGCAGGCCCGATGCTGCTCAACCCTAAATACTCGGCCGCTGGCAAGGCCATTCTTGACAGCATCGGCGGCACCGGCGCGGCCGGCATGTCAAAGCCCGCTGAAACCAAACTCGATGAGGGCACGATAAGTTCAGCCAACACGCTAGGGCGCATTCGCGAAATCCGTTCGAAATACAAGCCTCAGTTCGCGACCATACCTGGAAAGCTCAAGATGTTAGGTGCTTCTTGGAGCGCCGCCCTCACTGGCAAACTAAACCCGGAGATGACGAAAGAACTTTCCGATTTCGCCAAATACAAAACCGCCGGCTTCGACAACTTCAACCAGCTCTTGAAAGAGCTGTCCGGTACAGCGGTTTCAGCTCAGGAGCTTAGCCGTCAAAAGATCGTTCAGCCCAACCCAGGCGAAGGCATCCTTGACGGTGACGACCCGATCACGTTTGAAGCCAAGATGGACCAGGGAGAACGGCTTGCCCGGTCTGCCATCGCACGCATGAACTTCATGCGGTCGCGCGGCCTGCAGTTCAACAAAGACACCGCCGAACAGTTCATGCGGCTTGAAGATGTTCCGGCGGCAATCGAAAAGCGCGGCGCAGAAATTGAACAGAAGCTGCGACAGACCAATCCGCAGGCATCGCCGCAATCACTCGAGCAGGAAACCGCACGCCGGCTTAAGCAGGAGTTCGGTATCTAATGGGGAAATACTCAGATTTGCTTCTGGCTGGCGGCGATCAACAAGCGGCACCCACGCCGGACGTTCCAGCATCAACAGGCAAGTATGCCCGTCAGTTGCTTGAACCAGACCCAACACCCGAAGCGGCGCCCGCGCCGGCTAAGACGGAAAGCTGGGGCGAGTGGATTAACAACAGCATCCGCGGGCGTCGCGATCCCAAGGAAGCCAACACAGGGACAGTCTATGACCAGTTCACGGATAGGCTGAAGAGTCCCACGGCCACAGGTGCCATGCTGGGCACGAACGATGCTGGCATGGGGGACATTATCCAAAAGGAACTTGGACCCGATTTCGTCCGACGCGAGAAAGACGCCAACGGCTATGAAGTCATGGTTACGCGCGGGCCAAACGGCCAAGAGCAGCGCGGCTATGTGAATAAGCCGGGACTCGATACGCAGGATTTATGGCGCGCAGGTTATGGCGCTGCCCCCTATATTCTCTCAGGCGGGGCCGTAGGGACCGCTATGAAAGGCGCAGGCGTCGGGCTTAATGCGCTTGCCCAAGGCGCCACAGCGGCAACTACGAGCGTTGCAGGTGATGTGGGCGCAACGCTCGCCGGTTCTGACCAAGGCGTCGATTTTGAGAAGGCTGGCGTTACTGGTGCATTTGGCGCGGCCGCACCGGTCGTCTCGGCGGCGGGTTCTGCGCTGTGGCGTCAATTCGTGACCATCCCGGGCCTTATCGACCAGTCAACCGGTCAGTTGACCGCGAAGGGCTTAGAGGCAGCAAAGCGCGCAGGTATTGATCCGGGCGACGTTACGAAAGACTTCGCACAGTCGTTTGCTAAGAACTTCGCCAAAACCGGCGATGAGGCAGCAGCAGCCACACAGGCAAGCCTTGACCCGTTCGGCATCCCTGCAACGCGCGGCCAGATGACAAAAGACCCGTTCCTTTTGACTCAAGAGGAAGGCATGCGCCGCCGGCTTTACGGTGAAACCGCGCAGGATACGATCACGGGCTTTGACGCCAAGCAGCAAGAAGCCGTGCGTTATGCGGCGCTAGGTGACAATGGCGCCGGCGGCAGTGGCAAGGGCACATTTGCACCAAAGCAGGGGATTGGCGAGATGATCAACCCCGGGCGCAGGCCGGGCGCCTCTCCTTATGATCGTCAGCCGGGAAGCCTCGGGGATGGTGTCAAAGAAGGCTTTATGGCTGCAAAGACCGGCGCAAAGGCACAGGAGCGCGCAGCGTGGGAAGGCGTCAAAGACTTAGCCGCAACGCCTGAAGCGCTTGCGATACTTCCAGAGAAGGTGATGGCGAAGCTTGCTGACGAAACCGGCTTTACGGCGGCCGGCAAACAAGCGGCCGAACTCATCACGCAGTTTGCTAAGGGCGAAGCGCCGGAAACCGTTGTCGGTGCAATCAGCTTGAAGCCGATCAAGAGCGTTGACCAGATGCGCCGCACGATCGGGGGCATTGTCCGGTCTGCGGCGACACCGGAAGACAAGCGCCAAGCGGCTATGATTTACGATGCCGTGAACGAATGGATTGGCGAGGCGGCAGAAAAAAGCCTTCTGTCAGGCGATCCGGCCAAAGCGCTGCAAATGGTCAAGGCCCGGGGCTTTACGCGCGAGCTAAATGAGGTCTTCCGGCCCATGACCCAAGCCGGACGAAAGACGAGTGCTGCCGGCCGTCTCGAAAAGATCA